GACGAGACGATAGCAATGGACAAGATCTTAGATTCTATCGCGGCCTTTATGGCGGTAGGGTTCATGCCCGATGATAGCGGCATTGAGCGTATCTTGCAGAAGCTAGGGATGCGGATCATGGAAGCATCGCTTACCCGCGATCACGAGATGGTTTACTATACCGCGTACGACGTACCGCAGGCATGAAACATCTAATCGACCCGGGCCCATCGCGGAAAGGATGGCACCGGTTGCAGAAGGTACTGATGTGCCCGAGGCTCTACGCCTTGTCGTACATTGACGAGACCAATCGCGTACCACGAGGACCACCTGCTGATCCCCTAATGAAGGGGTCTCTGATGCATGTGGCACTGGCCCACCACTACGCCGAAGGTATGGAAGAGTACAAGGACAAGGACCTGTACTCACCGATGGAAGCAGTGCAGCAACTCGCAGAGCTACAGCCCAACGACCAACGTGCAGCGTGGCAGCGCCACGTCAAAGAGGTCTGCGCTACTTACGCAGACTACGCTATGCACTGGGGTAAAGAGAACTGGAAACCCATAGGTATTGAGACAGAGTTGATGGTCAACGTCTTCGACGAGAAGATGAACCGGACGTATCTGTACACACAGCGGGTCGATCTAGCGTGGCAACACCCTATCACAGGCAAGGTCTGGTTCGTAGATCACAAGACCGCAGGGTTCTGGGCGCGTAAGAAGCTAGGTAAGTACTCGATCAACGGACAGTTCATTGGGTACCAGATGATTGGACAGAAGAAGTTTGGAGATAACTGGGGCGGTGTACTGCTCAACGTGATTCAGTGGGGGAAGGATGGAGGCTCGCCAACATTCCAGAGGATGCCTGTCGATCCTGCTCCACATTCCGTTGATAGGTTCAAGCAAGCCATCATTAGAGGAGAGAGGACATTGTTAGAGTACGAAGATGTAGCCCCGATCGATTGGCCGGGCGCTCACAATGACGGGGCATGTTGGCCCTACAATCAGTGCAGGTTCTATTCGGCTTGCCAATGGGGAGGTAAAGAATGAGTGAGAGTAAAGGCGTGTTTATGATTCTGTACGGAGGCGCGAAGACAGGCAAGACACTGGCAACAGTGCGCGCTTTCCCCGGAGGTCTGTTCATCACACCAAAGGGCGGGCTCACCTGTGCCCGCTGGATTGACTGGGAACCCAAGGTTATCGAAACCGATGAGAAAGGGTATGGGTTGCCGCAACTCACCGAGATCATCAAACAAGCTCAAGATAAGTACCCCGCGATTATCATCGATGACTTCAGTATCATGTGCCAGCAAGAACTACAACGGTGCAAGAAGAGTCATCAAGGCTGGACGGCATTTGATGTATTCAATCAGCGAGTACTTTCTCTGCGAGACGCTGCGCGTAATGCTAACTGTCATGTCATCCTGACGATGCACGAGCAGGCACCCAAGGAGGTTGGGCAGGAGAACGAGAAGCGGTGGGTCAAAGGCTGTCCTATGGTACCGGGTTGGCAGTTGCCCGAGAAGCTACCAACACACGCAGATATCGTGGCCCGTGTGGTGTACGATGAGAACGCCTACGGTTGGCCCTACCTGCTACAGACTGGGCCCGACAACCAGTACATCACTGGTGATAGGTTAGCTATTACACCTGAGCGGTTTCCCTTAAACATTCGTGAGGTATTGCTCTTGTCAGAACTAACCGGAGTGGCTAGACCTGATAAGCTGGCGTTCATGGATGGATGGGTATACGACATCAGCCAAGAACTTGCGAAAGAGTTTGACAGCAAGAGGCCCAAAGTTAAGTCGGTGCTTGCACCGTATGTGGAGAAGATGCAGAAGGAGGGAGTGAGCGACAGATGGATTAGATGGATATTTGCTGATGCTCTGGACAGAGCACAGATGGAGAAACACAACAACAGTTTGATCGATAACTTTATTGGTTCATTGTAAGGGAGAGAAGTATGTCTAAAGTAGACTTTAGTTTTGAGAATGTGACGTTGAATGAGAGTCCTGCGGAAGCAGGTGTGTACCCTGTTGAGATCGTGGAGTGTGACGGCTACGTCACGCAGACCGGCAACAAGCGAGTGTCGTTCCGTGCCCGAGTGGACGGCGGTGCCGCAGACGGATGTACGATCAAGGATGGCATCAACTTGCCCACCGAGGAGTCACAGAACGTGAAGAAGGTTTGGCTTGGGTTCTTCAAGTCTCTGGGCATGAGCCCCGCTGAAGTCGCCGACGTGTTCGGTAACTTGGCAGGCAAGGACGGAGACGCGGAGTTCTACGCTAACGAGATCGGCAAGCAAGTCATGGGGCTCAAGGGCTACATGTACTACGAGCCAGCAGTCGAGCAAGGCACATGGCCGAAGCGTCAGTGGTTGACACCGCAACAGGCAAAGGCGCGGACCAATACCGCTTCGAAGTCTGACACGTCCGTACTCGACGACTTCACTAACGTCTAGATTCAGACGGGCATCCCTGCTTTTTATGGTTCACCTCGAACGACCTTAGCATTGCAGGGGTGCCCTCTTTACCGGAGGGCAAGATGAACTGTTGGCACTGTGACACAGAGTTAGTCTGGGGCGGAGACCACGAAGCTGAGGGCAGCACGGTGTACAGTATGGTCACCAACCTGACCTGCCCCAAGTGCAGCGCACTCGTCTTGGTCTACTCCGGTGTAGAGGAATCTGTGCCTCCGGCTAGGATTACCTTTGCTGAAGAGTAAGCTAGGCGCTCCTGAGGTTGAAGCCCTAGAGCGTATGCTTAGAGAGTGGGAAGTACATCGCGCAGACTGTACACCTACACAGCGACTAGGGTTCACACGCCTTAGTAAACAAGGTCGCGTCATTATAAAACGCGGCGTCTACTTTGTACCCAGAGACCTTACTGAGGACGAGTTTAACGCTTGGTTCGTATGGTTTGAGAAGGCGCTAGGTATCTAACAACAACTAAGTTTCTGGGGAGGAACTGATGTCCAAAGACAAGATGCATCCGACAAAGTGTTCGGACTGCGAGAACTGCCCACTCCGGGCGCATTGGCAGAGAGAAGGCACTTGGAAGCCTGTCCCTGCTACACATGCAAAGGAACCACACAAGAGCATCCTGTTCCTAGGTGAGGGTCCATCGAAGGTAGCTGCTATCCGTGGCCATGCGTATGCGGGTAACGAAGGTATGCATCTACTCAACGAGGTCACAGCACTAGGTAAACAGCGCAACGATTTTGGTTGGAGCTACATGGTTGCATGTCGCTGGCCGAATGACGACTCCAAAACGTACATGGCAAACCTTCGGGCCACGAACCGACGCCGCAAACGCAAGGGCAAAGAACCATTGAAGAGCCCGGTTGATGCCTGCCGTCCGTACATGGAGTACATTACCGCGCAGTACCCTACGATCGTACCACTTGGGTCGCTACCTACCAAAGCAGTCATGGGTACCAACCCGTCGCTGGAGGCTGTCAGAGGTGGTCCTACGGTCATCGAGGACACGAAGGTGCTACCTACCTACTCGCCGTCGGCGACCGCACGACAGAAGCATCTGGAGACAGTACTGACTGCGGACATTGCTAAGGCCTTACGCCATCATTCTGGTAAACTAGAGTGGGTAGATCCTGATGTTATCTACACACCTAGCTACGAAGAGATCGTAGAGTTCTTTGCCGAGGTCAAAGGTCAGCCTCTAGCGTACGACGTGGAGACCGACGGGGTTGACTGCCTGACCGCAGACCTACGGTGCATCGGGATCGGCACAGAGGACAAAGTCTTAATCATTCCGTTTGTAAGTATTGATGGTTACTCACGCTTCTACAATGACGAGACAGAGATGTGGATCAAGTACGTCCTACACGACGTGTTCAAAGATCCCGAGCACATACTTGTCGGGCACAACGCAGGGTACTTCGATAGACTTGTGGTCGAGCAGCACATCCACGTTACGCCTAAGCCCTTGGTTGACACGCTGCTATGGCACAAGCTGGCCGCATCCGAGTATCGGCATAGCCTAGGTTTTATCGGATCAGTTATGACTGACGTGCCCGCATGGAAAGCAGACCACGCGGGTGTTACCGCGAAGACGGACGAGGAGCTTCACGAGTACTGCGCTACCGACGTGGCAGTGACTGCCCGCATCCTGCGTCCCCTTAAGCTAGCCGCAGGGCTACGGTCTCAAGATCACCTATACGAGACAGACGCTAAGGTACAGGACATCTGTGCTGGCATGCGGCGCATGGGTATTCGCATTGATGAAGGCATCAGGAAGCAACATGCAGCAGAGCAGAAAGAGGAGCTACTCAAATGGCTATCAGTCATCGAGGGCTTTAGCCCGGGGATGAACCCTAACTCTAACGCACAGGTGCGTGACCTACTGTACGGTAAGTGGAGCCTGCCCGTTTACGACTACACACCTACGGGGGCAGAGTCTGTCAATGCCATGGCGCTCAGGTTTTACTCAGCGCACAAGTGCGTTGACGGTTT